TGCTTATGGTAAAATTGCTGATAACATCAATGTTAACCAGAAGAGTAAACAAAAGAAGTCTTTTATAGCAGGTGATTTAACATCTATTTTTTATACTTATTTTGATCACACTAGGGTTGACGTTTTTGAGAAACCAATAATGAAACCAGGGTTTGTTGATGGTGTTTACTTGTCCCCTTATAATTATGGAATAGGTAAGATGTGTAGGAATAAAGTCCCTCTAGATAACTTCAGAATTGAAGAAGCAGTAGAAATATTGAAAATTCAATTGATGAAGAATTTAGATGACGTGGGTTATAATACTAACATTCAACCTCTAGACATAAAGACAGCTGTGAATGGAGCAGACTATGATCAGTACATTAGGAAATTAAATTTTTCTAAAGCTGCTGGATATGGTACTCCAGGACCAAAATCACAGTATCTTGTTGAACATATGGGTGACAATGATGTTCCATACTATATGCCAAATGATGACATTTTGAGTGAAATTCAGAAGATTATTGCTTGTTATGAAAATGGTGAATGTTATGGACCCATCTACAATGCAACTCTTAAGGATGAACCACGTGAGCGTTCAAAAGTTAGAGTTGGAAAGACAAGAATTTTCTATGCAACGCCTTTTGCATTTTTAATAGTCTCTAGAATGTTCTTAGCACCAGTCTACTCCCTTATGGTACAATTCGCACAACAATTTTATGTTGGAATAGGAATTGATATGCATAGAGGAGCAGATGCAATATACGAGCGCCTAGTCGGTTTCAGCAAAAATATGCTTGAAGGAGATTATGGTGGTTTCGATGTTAGCATGCCGTTTGAGATAGGCACAGGAGCTAATGAGGTCATTATAGCAATACTCGTAAAGTATGGTTATGATGATGAGCAATTAAAAATTGTAAGAGGTATTTTCTCAGACAATATGTTCCCTTATATCACTATGTTAGGTGATCTGTACCTGAATTCAGGTTTACAGCCATCAGGGAAGTATGGGACTGCAGAAGATAATTCTATCAGAGGGCTTTTGATCATGATTTACATCTGGTTAGGAGAAGACAACCTCAAAAACAAAAAATTCTTCGATAATGTTCTACCTTATACGTATGGAGATGATGTACTGGCATCAGTTAAGGATGAAGTTAAAGAAGATTTTAATACCATTATGTATGCTGAGAAGGCTGAAGAAATTGGTCTCACTTTTACAGATACAGGGAAAGGTGTAGTAGATAGAAAGTTTATTCCTATTAATGAAATGTCTTTTGTTAAGAGGAATTTTAGATACCACGAAAGTCTTGAGAAGATTGTGGCACCTTTAAACTTGGATTCTATTTACAAAACTCTTCAATGGTATTCACCATCTCAAGTCATTAATTTAGAAACACAGATGCAACAGATGTGTTCTTCAGCTATGAGAGAGATGTATTTTCACTTAGATGATGCGAAGAAATTCGAGGAAATCCACACGATTATGACAGATAAGTATGTAAAAGCTTTTGCAATGGACCCCGATTTTCCTCATTATTACGAGATTGAAAATAGTTTATGTTCAGATGAACCCGTTAAGATTGACGATGAAGGAAGACAATCCGAGTATGATTTAGACATATACACTGAATCCAAGGTGTTATGTTGCAACTATTGTACTTCAGGTCGCTTTTGCATGCATCTTCGCGACACTAAAGAAGATAAGGAAACCAATGTTTATAGTCTTAGTCAACTATATCCATTTACACAGCGACTAACTACAAGAGATATGATAGCTTCTTTTGAGGAAGAACTCAAAGAAATTAATTATAAATTGTCCAATACAGAGGACGTTATGAGCGGAGTTTCGTGGTTAAAGATATGCAGAAATGCTAATATTAATCCAAACTCTGATCTGTATAAAGCTAGTAAGACGTTTCATGATCTAAATACCAGAAAAATAGCTCTAGAGGGAACTATAAAGTTGCTTCAAGGTAGGCTTAATAACTGGAATTTTAATCACGTGTATACCGAATCTGCAACTTTGAACGATACGTATGTAAATGAATCTCACGAAACTGTAATTGAAAATATAGTTGATGTGGGAGGACTTGAAACTGATCAGAAAACTGCAGGTGATTCACGAGATCTCAAGACAGGCCAATCAAACACATTGATGCTTGGAGATTTTTTATCTAGACCTGTTACATTGACTTCTTTTAACGTCACACCAGGTTCTGATATAACAGTGCAATTACCTGTTTGGGAGTTGTTGACTATAGCGCCTTCAGTTCGAGCAAAATTAAGAAATTATGCCTACTTTAGAGGTGATTTGGTAGTTAGAGTAACTATTTCAGGATCTCCTTTTCACTATGGTAAATTACAAGTTTCTTATCAGCCATTTGCTGACGAGAATGAAAACTTGAACTATTTGGCACCACAATTGGCAGGAGCTGCAAGATTTCAAGCATTGTCCTACTTATCACAATCTCCTGGTTGTGCAGTAATGGATATTCGAGATAATCAGCCTCTTGACATGCGTTGTCCTTACATCAATGTACAACCCATGTTGCGCTTATTCAATGCTTCACCACTTATACTGACAGATACACAAAATTATAATGATGTTGAAGGTTTAGGGACGCTGTATATCAATAGTATTAATACTGTGAGATCAGCTTCAGCTACTCCAACAGACATTTCTGTTTTTGTATATGCGTGGTTTGAAAATGTTGAATTAGGTGCACCAACTGGTACTGTTATCAGCGTTGCTACTGAGTCAAGAACACTGCCTCGAACAGAGTCCAAAACTATGGATGAACGAGAGAGTGGTCCTATTCAACGATTTGCAACTAGAGCATCTGAGATATCTTCTTACTTTACCCATGTACCTATTATAGCACCTCTAGCAAAAGCTAGTAAGATTATATTTAATGGTATCAAAGGTGTAGCAAGTATCTTCGGATGGTCAGTTCCCGTCATGAATACTCAGCCTATGCGAGTGAAGAACCAACCGTTCCAGAACGGGGC